TTGTGTAAAAAAACAAGAAGAACACAAAGATTTAATTAATAGTTTTCCTGAAATTAAATATGTTGATGATAATTTTGAATTACCAGTATTATATAGACTAGGAGATTACAGTGTAGCAACAACAGAATCAGGAAATAACTTTTTATTATTTTATACTCACTTGGATAATTCTGATAAATTAGAAATATCTGCATTAAAATCATGTTTAAAAAAATTAAGTCAAGAAGCTATAAACAGTGGAAATTACATTTCATTTGCTATGCTAAGACCTACTGATGAAAATGGTTTTGTTGACGCAAAAATGTGGGATATTGTTCAAAAATTATTAAGTTTTCAAGAATATTTACTAATAACTATTATTGAAAATGATTAAGGATAAGTATGATTGGGTAAAAGAACAATTATCTAATTATCCTGTGCTTAGAGACTCTGTTGAAAGATTATACTATGTATATCTTTTAGAAAATGATTATAATGTAAATAAATCTTTTAAAGAAGTTTTAAAAGATATGGAAACAAGAATTATTCCTTACATAGATTCTTTTGGCAGAGCATCAAGAAAAGTACAAGAAGATCATCCTCATTTAAGAGGAAAATTATATAATAAACGCAAAAGAAAACAAGAAGATATTAGAAAGGAAATTAACGATATTTAATCGCTGAAACCCTTGTCTATTCTAGAAAAAATTAGTATATTTAAGTAAATAATCTAAAGCAAATTTATGGCACAATTAGTATTCCTGGTGGGAAAATCAGGTATGGGTAAATCTACCTCCTTAAGAAATTTAAATCCTGAAGAAACTGTTATCATTAACACTGATCAAAAAGCATTGCCTTTTAAACAGTTTAATTTAAAGTATAATGAGGAAATTAAAAATTACAAAAAAACTTCTGATGCTGTTGAAGTTTTTAAAGTATTAAATAAAGTAAACAGCAAAGAAAACGTAAAAACTGTTGTGATAGATACTTGGTCAAGAATTATGACTGATGCTGTTATGTCACAAAGTTTTCGTGCAGAAAAAGGTTTTGATAAATGGACCAAGATGGCAGCTAATCAATATGATTTAATTAATTATATCAATGATGCAATGAGAGATGATATAATAGTATACCTTATGGCGCATCCTGAAATTCATTTTGATGAAAATGGCTTTTCTACTGAAAGAATAGGTGTACAAGGTAAAATGCTTGAACGTTTTGTACCAGAAAGTTTTAGTACTATAGTATTATATGCTGAAATTATAAAACAACCTGGGCAACCTAATAAACACATATTTAGGACTATATCTTCAGGACTTGACTCTTGTAAAGCACCTTTAGAAATGTTTGAAGAAAACACTATTGAGAATGATTTAGTGTTAGTTAATCAAAAAATTAGAGAATATTATTCAATTTAAATTTAAAAACAAAAAATGGAAAATTTAATCTGGGACGGAGTTCCCACACAAAAAAAGAAAAAGGAAGATAAATTTGCTTTTCCTGTAGTAACAATGATGGCACTAGATAAACCAGGTGCTGGTAGAAAATTTGTATTTAACAAAGCTGCACAAGAATTATTAAATATTGAAGGAGAAGATAGAATTTCTTTTGGATTTAGTCATGATAGAACTATTATTGCAGTTCGTAAAGCTGTTGATATAAATTCTGGAATTCAGCTTACTAAAACTTGTACAATTAGCGATAAGAAAACTTATGAGTTTATTGCTAAAATTCTTAGTTTAAATACTACTGAAGAAAACAATTTTGAAATAGTATCTAATGAGGATTTAAATACTTTAAAGTTATTTAATGAAGATCTTTTAGTTTCAGAAGTTCTAGAAGAAGAAGAAGTAATTGCTGAATCTAATAGTAATGAAGAAGAAGATTTAACTGTTGAAGAGGATTTTTCTGATGTAGAAGTAAACATTAATGATATGCCGTTTACTTCTGATTTTATTTTAGAAGAAGACGCAGATACTGACGAAGCATCTTGGTAATTAATTAATAAATAAATATATATGTATAACTTAAATGATTCGAGTTTTGACTCAAAAGGATCTGTAACAATCTTTAATGATGGTAAAGCAGGTTTAGTAGAAAATGTAACTATGAGTGTTTCTAAGAAGAAACCTGAAGACAAGGAGAACGCTCCTGATTACAAACTAGTATTTACTGATTCAAATGGTGGCGAATGTGCTACTTCTTATTGGTATGTTACTAAAGCTACTGAATACGCTTCTATTGAAGATCAGATTAAAAAACAAGGTACAGGAATGAAACATATCATTCATGCTCTTTACGGAAAGGATTTTGAAATTCCTGTAAATGCTACTACTCCACAACAATTACTTGATCAGTCTATGAAAATTATCCGTGACGGTCTTGCATCTGGAGCTAAGTTTAGAATATTTGCTACTTACGGTACTTTAAATTCTAGAAAAGAATATATTCAACCTCGTAGTTGGGTTCCTTTTGTAGAAAATATGAACCATCCTGTAACAGAAACAAGTTTAAAAGTATCTGCTAATGTTGATGCAATTGAGCGTTTGACTAAAGACACTGTAGTTCCTACAAAGTCTAATGAAAGTCTTGCTAATAGCATTATTTCTGATGGCGATGAGTGGTAAATAATAATTTTAACTAAATCGAGGGAGATAACTAATAATTATCTCCCTTTATTATTATGGAAAAGATAGACTTAAATTCATTAATGTTTAATGCTCTTATTACTAAAGAAGACATATTAAAACATGTAACACAAGAACAAATATATGGATTTTATATTGGCGAAGATATTAAAAGTTTAGGTGTTTATCATAGTCCTTTAAGAGAAGATAACATTCCTTCTTTTGCTTTATATTTTCACCGAGTAAATCCTAATACTTTAATGTTTAAAGACTTTGCTACTAATGATTGTGGAGATTTTGTAGTATTAGTAATGAAGTTATTTAATTTAAATTATGCCAATGCATTATTTAAAATAGCTTATGATTTTGGATTGTCTAGTTTAAATATTTCTAATAATAAAACTCTTGTAGTTTATACTAAGCTACAGCAAAAAGAACGAGTAGAATTAGGAGTAAAGTTAAGACAATGGGATATTTACGATAAAGAATATTGGTCTAGTTTTAATATTAAAAAAAGTACATTAAAGAAATTTAATGTTTTTCCTATTAGTCATGTATTTTATAATACAAATGCTGTTAAAACTCATAAATACGCTTATGTGTATGCAGAGGAAAAAGATGGAGAAATAACTTATAAAATATATCAACCATTTGAAAATAAACTAAAAAAATGGATTAATAATGCAAATTATACTGTACATCAAGGTTATAAACAACTGGCAGATACAGGAGAATTATTAATTATAACAAAATCTTTAAAAGATGTCATGAGTATACATGATACTTTAAATATTGCTGCTATAGGTTTACAATCAGAAAGTGTAATGATGAAAGAAAGTGTAATGGAAGAATATAAATCTAGATTTAAAAAAGTAATATGTCTTTTTGACAATGATGCTGCAGGTAAAAAACTAACAGAAAATTTTGTTAAAAAATACAATTTAGATTATTTATTTGTACCTGAATTAAAAGACGTTACAGACTTCAGTGATTTAGTAAAACAACTTGGATCTGATGAAGCTGTAAAAATTATAAATAAAAAATTAAATACTTATGAATAATCAAGAAAATCTTAGTTTGATTAGTAAAAACTTAATGCTTAAAGAACCTTATTATGGTTTTTTTATAATAAGTTTAAATAAAGTTTGGGATGGTAAAAGAGTTCCTACAGCAGGTGTTTGTAAACAAGGAATTAATTATCAACTTGCAATTAATCCAGAATTTTGGGAAAGCCTAAGTGAAGAACATAAATATGGATTATTAAAACATGAGCTCTTGCATATTGCATTTGGACATCTTACTTTTTTTAATTTTTTCTCAGATAAAAAACTTGCTAACGTAGCAATGGACATGGAAATTAATCAATATATTGATGAGGAACAACTTCCTGAAGGTGGTATTAATATAGACAATTATGCTGAGTTAAATCTTGATACAAGAGCTGGTTGTAGATATTATTATGACAAACTTAAGCAATTTCAAGATGAAAAAAAACAAAACGGTACTTGTGGAAACGGTCCTATGGATGAATTACTAGATAACATAGAATCTGGTAATATTCCTGATCATAGTACATGGGAAGAGTTTGACAGTCTTACTGAAGCTGAAAAAAAATTAGTTCAAAAGCAAGCTAATAGAATTCTACAACAAGCAAAAGATCAAACTTTGAAAACTAAAGGTTCTGTTCCTGGGGAAATAGATGGTTTAATAGTAATAGAAGAAATATTAGCTCCTAAATTTGATTGGAAAAATTATATTAGAAGATTTACAGGCATAAGTACAAAAGTTTTTACTAAAAAAATTAGAAGAAAAGAAAACAAAAGATTTGAAGCTAATCCTGGTCTTAAAATTAAAATGAAACAACATATGTTGTTAGCCATTGATACTTCAGGATCTGTAAGTGATACTGAGCTTAAAGAATTTATGAATGAAATACATTATATATATAAAACAGGTGTAGATATTACTGTAGTACAATGTGATACAACAATAAATTCAATTATGTCCTATAAAAATAAATTAGAAATGACTGTATCAGGTCGTGGAGGAACGGAATTTGATCCTGTCTTAGAATATTTTAATCTAAACCAAAAGAAATATACTAGCCTAGTGTATTTTACTGACGGTGAATGTAGTGCAAGTGTAAAACCAAAAGGAAATGTCCTGTGGGTTTTGTCAGAAAGATCAAGTATAAATGAAAGTTTGCCAGGTAAAGTTATTAAATTAGAATTATAAATTAAAAAAAAATTATGAGCCAAGTAAAATTAAATATTGAAGAATTAAAAGATTTTTTAAAGTATATGATTGATAATAATCAACATATACAAATTGATGGTAAAGTTCCTGTAGCTATAAACATTGAAGGTGATGCTGGTCTTGGCAAAACCTCAGCTATTATGCAATTAGGTTCTGAGTTAAATATGCAAGTAGTAAAACTCAATTTATCCCAGCTAGAAGAATTAGGTGACTTAGTAGGTTTTCCTGTAAAAGAATTTCAAGTAAAAAATTCTGAAGGAAAAACTTTATGGATTACTGAATCAGAAATTAATACAGCTAGTGCAAAGGGTTATAGAGTAGTAGGTAAAAGAATGGCACATGCTGCTCCTGAATGGATTCAGGGTAAAACAGATGGTGGTCTTTTAATTCTTGATGATTATACTCGTGCGGATTAACAAAATATGCAGTCTAGTAATGTTAGTGTGAATAATTTAAGTATCTTTGTGATATGGAAAAATTAAACACACAAACTCTTAAGACAGCATTAAAGAGTATAGGAATCTACAAAATTAAAATTAATGATAAAGAGTACATTGGTAGCTCTTGTAATATTGGTCATAGGTTAAAACACCACTTGTGGTCTCTTGAAAATTTAAAACATCATAATAGAACAATGCAAAACTTATACAATAAGTATGGTAAAGAAGAAATTTACTTTACTATTGTAGAAACATGTTCTGATGATATTTTAATAGAAAGAGAAGCTTATTATATTAGTACAATTAATCCTTATATAAATCACATATTAGATCCTCAAACTTTAGTTAGGGATGATATATGTAAACAAAGGATAAGTGTGGCTAAGAAAAAAGCTTATGCAAATGGTTTAAAACCTCATAATCTTAGAACAGTACATAAATATTCACTTGATAAAGGTGAGTATTTAGAAAGTTTTGAATCTTTTACAGCTGCTGCTAAATCTATTAATGCTAAAAGTATTAATAGCATAAAAGCAGTATGTAGTTTAAAACAAACTTCTGCTGGTGGATTTGTTTGGGCTTATAATAAAGTTGATCTAGTTTTTTCTAGAGATAAAAAATATAAGTTGGAACCAGTATTACAATTTACTACTGATAATATTTTTATCAAAAAATGGGAGTCTATAGCTCAAGCAAATAAGGAACTTGGTATCTCTAATATTAATAGAGCAATATCTAAGGACTTAACTGCTGGAGGTTATAGATGGAAAAAAGCATAAAGTGGGTGGTCC